TCCCAAAATACCACAACCTTATCATAGTTGTGTTCTTCCAAGAATTTACGAAGAGTATTTAGAAAGTGCCAAACACCTCCAACGTGTTTTCCATTGTGATAGAATTCTCTAACACCGTGAAACCCAATTTTCAATAAATTATTCCCGTCTACCAATAATGTTTTGGACACTTCCTTTAATCTTGAATGATTTCTACTCAACCTCTTCCTTTTCCGCTTTCAAATCAAAGTCACCATCAACTCCGATTATGTCTTTCCAATAGTCAGCATATTCTTTCTTATACTTTTCTATTGATGCCTTTTCTTCGGTAGTATCTTTACCTGGTAAGAAACCGTGTGGTGTTACAATGATCCTTCCGTCTTCAAAACCAAGACCATTAATGTGGTTTTTCATAACCGACACTTTTGTTCTTGAAGCGAACTTTACAGTTCTCTTATCTTTTGTTGCTGTGATCTTTGTTGTACCCGCACCTTTTTGATTACCAAATAAGAATACCAAAGAAGAGTTTAACCAAATTGCCTCACCACCCTTAGCTTTGATTTTAGGTTGTCCGAATGGATTATCAGGTAATTCCACCCAAGGTTGATTAACGATGATTAAGGTATTTTCATATTTAGAATCCGCTTTACGTGATCCTGAAATACGTTGGTTGATACCCATACCAATTTTGTCAGCTAAAACACTTGCATTGTGTTGTTTACCTCCTTTACCTTCATAAGTCATTTTACAAGGAACTGATCCAACTGAATCCCACATAATACAAAGTGAATAATCTAATTCACCCTTTTCTTGTGCATCCAATAGATCATTAATGTAATCTGTGATTTGTTCAATATAACTGAAGTTATTGTTAAACAAGAAGAATCCGTCCCAAGTTAATTCACCTGTTTCCTCATCAACTACTTCCTCACATTCAAACCCCATTATTTTTGAGTGATCAAAAGACCATTTTTGTTCTGTTATAATGAACACAGGAAGAATACCTTTCTTTTGGGCATCAACCGCAGTTTTAATAAGGGCAGTTGTTTTACCTGTATCAGAGTGACCTAATAACATATTAAGGTGACCAATAGCAGGTCCGGGTAATCCCACCGCATCCAAAAATTCAGAACCAAGATCAAAAAATCGTTGTGGTTTATATTTTGCGTCCGAAGAAAACTTTTTCTTCAACGAACTAAAGTCGTTCTTTTTAAGTGCCATTATGCTTCGTAAATTTTAAAATTTGTTATTGTTTCCAACTTGTCTTTTGCATCTGTAAGTTGTGTAACTAAATTATCCATTTCTTCGGTGTGTTGTGGGTGTTCTCCAATCCCAACAGGGTTTACAAAATAAACATAAAGTCTTGCTTCCGCATCTGCAATTTCCGCTTCATATTTTTTAATAAGAGCGTTTTTTAATTTTTCTGCTATCATAGGTTTCATAGTTCTTTTTTTAAAAATATAGACAAAAAAACGGGAACAATAAACTGCTCCCGTTATAATTTGTTTAATTAAAATTAGAATGGTAATTCTTCATCAACCTCAGCATTCGCCTGTGGATCAGCAACCTCATTGATTGATTTTGGTGTTGAGTTTCCTCCCATAGAAACTTCAGCGGTTTCAGTGTTAGAGTAAACATAACCACCCTTTTCTGAATCCCAACGTGGAGTTTCACCACGAGCAATCGCTTCAAGGTACTCAACAGGTTTTTTAGAATATACATCTTCCCAAGTTAACTCATCACCAACCCATTCTGACATTTGATTTTCATCTTCTGAGATTGAAGATGGGTCATCATACATAACAGTTTGGATTACAGTGTAAAAAGCCCCTTTTGGAGTTTTAGCTTTGGTTAATTCAAGGATTAAGTCACGTCCTTTATCAGGATCTGTGATGTCTCCTTTTGCCTTCCAAATTGGGATGATTTTATCAAGGATTCCTTCTTGTTTGTAGTTGTGTTTAAATCTCCAAAATTTAACTCCGTCTTGTTCGTTATCACGATCAATAACTTTTACAATATAGAACTTACGAGCTTTGTATTGTGTTGCCAATTGTTTGTCGGCCTCTTTACCTGTTGACATTAGTTCTTCATAAACTTCATTCAAAGGTGAACGCTCGTTATCATTTTTTCCCGGATCGTAAAATTTTTGGTATTTACCGTCCACAAGGATTTCGTGGAACCATACTTCTTTGAACGGTGAAGATCCGTCTGTTGTAGGAAGAATACGGATTCGTCTCTGTCCTTGTTTTTCATTATCTTTCAAAAGAGCTGCGAAATATTTTTTCATTCGGTCTTCTGAAGACATTTTAGAACCATTCGATGATGTGTTCTGTGTTGATTTTTCGTACTGTGCAAGTACTGCGTCTAGTGAATTTGTCGCCATTGTGTAAATAAAAATTAAAGTTTATGTGTTAAAATTATAGGTGTATAAAAAGTTATAGTCAAATTGTGTCGCCAAAAAAATTTAAGGTCGAAATTTTCGACCTTAAATCTTATTTATAATAAATTTCAGGATCAAAAGGTGCGATTCCATCATCAAAGGATTTTTGAACGTCAGATGGATTATAATTTTCGACTTCGTCCGATGTTAAAACATATTCATTTTTTCCTGATTTTTCCATTTCAACCATTTTGTCCTCAAAGAAATCAGATAGTTTTTGTTTGAAGGGTCCAGAATCTAAAGATCTTAATTCTAATTTTTCTTCAGGAGTTTTAGGTTTGTAACTATCAACTTTAGCTTCAATAGAATTTAATTTTTGCACTAGTTGGTCCATTTCCCCTAATTTTCCTTGTAAATCTTCTAATTGACCGAATAAATTATTAAAGTACTCTTCTTGTTTGTCTGACATAGTTTTTTGATTATCAATCAAATCTGTGATGTCAATTTCTTCAGTTTCTTCTTCTCCACCTTCTTCTGTTGTTGTACTATCTTCAACTCCAACTTCTTCAACTTCAGGATCTGTCGCCGTATCTATTGGTGTTGGTCCAGCCTCAGGAGCTGCCGGTGGTGGGGGAACATCTCCACCTGGAGGTGGTGGTAATGCAGCATCAGCACCTGCAGGTTCAGGTAGAGGTGGTTCTGCCGGTGGAACGTCTTGTTCCATAATATATTGATTGATACTATTGTATCTTTTTATCTCTTCAAGTATTTTTTGATCTAATTTCATTTTAACCATTTAATAAAGTTTTTATACCATGATTGGTCTCTACTTGTATTTTTTTGAAAGTTCTCATAGTATTATCAACCCTTTCAATCAATCCATCTTTCATTCTTACGGTGTAACAATCTCCAGTATCTAAATCACATACTTGTTTTGTACCATCACCCATATCTTTTTCAGAAACTCTTGTGTTTTTACCCAAGTAATTGTCTAATATTAATTTAACGCTCATAGTTTTTTTATTATAAATATCTGAATTTAAAAAAAAGTATTAAATAATAGAAGTATACACTTCAATAGCTTTTTTAAATTTATCAATTAAAGCCGCTTTATCTGTTGATGTCATTTCGGTCCAAACATTTGTATTTCTTGGAATTGGGTATCTAACAACATAAAGTTCTGCTAAATATTCTGATAATGTTGCCGCTTGTGTTGTAGTTTGTATTAATCCTTGGACTTTAGTTATTGCGAAATCAAGGAATGATGACAAATCTATAAAACTTACAATAGGATAATTCACATTAGTACCTCTATTAATACAGTAGTATTTTTTATTAAAATAATCTAGATATCCGGCAAAGTATTGTCTCAAGTCTATTGTACTATAGTTATTTTCATATGTTTTGAATCCTTGTTGTGTTGATGTATCCACATAAAGGAAACAGAATAGTAACTCCGAATAATTATCCAATTTTTCTTTATATCCTCTATCTGCAAATTTACTCTTTATTAATCGTTTCATTTCTATGAATGAAACTTGAGTTGCTGTTGGTGTTTCAACTTGAGTAAATCCTGCATATCTTGGGTTTATTTCTGAATTACAATCTTGATTTGCGGTTAACTTATCTTCCGCAGTAACATTAGAAAGTACGGCATTTTTCTCAGCAATAATTGTGTTAGGATCTGAAAGTTTTTTAGTTTCGTTTTGTTGTATTGTTTCTTGAATTGATGTTAAAATATTCTGATTCAATGACTGAATAAAATTATCAATTTTTGGTAACGAATAGAATGGTTGTCTTATACCTTCAAAAGTTGTGTCAAACCCATTTTCACTAATTCTATGTTTTACAGATGTAATCATATATGGTCCTGAAAACATTGGTATGTTTCTAACATTAAAATACATTGTTGGTTGTATAAGAGCATTACCCATCATATCAACTGAACACCTATAACTTCTATTTTTGTATAAATTATAAAGTGAAACATTTTGAGTGGATGTTCTTCTATTTTTAGATAAGTTAGCCATTTGATTTAAAACTTCCAAAGATTCTGATGTTGGTTTACCAGGATCTTGAGCAATATCAAATTGTTTGAAGATTTGTTGATTTTGTAATGTCATGTCCAAATTAAACCCGACAACCTTATTAGATTTAGCCCAATCACTTTTGTTAAGTTGATTTTCTATTAATGGGTTATCGCTCGCTCTTCTTAAATCAAAAGCGTCATCTCTAAATCTGTAATCAACATTATTGTTCATTGCTAAATGTTCACTTGGTTTGTTAGCATAAACACATAGATATTTAGGTGAACTTTGACGGTAATCGACATTTAGGTATGTTCCAAACAATGTTTTTGCAAATTGTGTTGATCCTTCAGGTCTTGGTGTTGGGTTCAATTGTGCGTCTTGTACATTATAGAAATTAACGTATGATGGTAACATATATGTAACAAAATTGTTATTCTTTAATATAGTTTCAACTAAACCTAAAAGAGTATTTTTATATGATGCATCTTCTATTAATTCTTTAACTTCAAAAATATCAACTAATATTTTATTACCAATATCTCTTGATGCTCTATCCATAAGAAGTACATCTTCAAAAAGAGTTTTATCGGTAAAATCATAACCTGAAATCCAAGTATCATTTAATGCTTTGAACATTTCCCAAAGTTCTGTTCTTGTTTGTTCGGTAAATCCAGCCTCTAAGTCCGCTCTAACCGAACCTTCTTGTGGACTAATGATTACTACGGGTAATTCTTTTCTAACCGCAGGCATCAAAACACTTATCACATTATCTATGTAAGTTTTACTTGCTAATAAGTAATCATCCATTAATGAATAAAAATTACTTACGTTCAAATTAGAATCATTTAGTTTTTGTGTTGCGAATATTTTTATTAATGGTGCGAAATCTTTCACATTTTGTTCATTAAACCCAACATTCATGTCAATAAAGAAGTCGGTAATATAAGAACCATTATTTGTATATTGTAATTCGGGAATCATAGAAAACCCTACATAAGTTTCTAATGCCTTCCAAGTTTCGGGATTTTGTGTTTTAGAATTCGCTAATGTCACACTTGGTGCGGACCCATCACCAGGTAAATTACCCTTTACATACGGATCAATCGTTAACGGTTCTTCAATAAATTGTGTTGAGAACGTAAAGAAACTTTTTCTATTAAAGTTTGATGGATTACCATATTTAAACACAACATCATATTCCAAGAAATTTTTTAACATATTTTGGAATACTTCATTTTGTGATGCTATTACATCTGTAAGGGTATCTTCAGGAGAAGTTGTTATTGGATTTTTAATCTTTAACATCTCTCTCATTAAAGCTTGGAAATTTTTAAACGATAACTCACTTTCGGTTTCAGTACTATTTAAATTTTGTAAACTTGGTTGATCTAAATCTGTTAAATTATTTTGTAAAGTTGGTGGGATTAAATCCGTATAATCATAAACTGATTTACTAAAATTTAAAAATTGTAATTCAAATAAATCTAAAATTTCTTTATCAAAAGCTGAGAACATATCGTCCAATGGTGTGTAGTCAGAAACATTACCGGTAATTTTAAAGTTTTCTTGGATTTGTGAATCTGAATATATGTTTTTTAGGTATGTGTCTGGTAAATTTTTAACAACCTTACTATTATCAAAATATCCGTAATTTGGTGCATTCCAATACAATCTAACAGATCCATTAAACATTGATTTGTTTTGTGAAACTTCAATTAACATTTGATCAGTAACAAAACATTCATTAAATGTTTGGTTAATGTTTGCGCCAAAAGAAGGAAAAACAAAGTAGTTATCAGTTTTTTGTGATTTAACCACGACTGACCATGCGTTTAGTTTTAAACTACGTGGTAAGTTATTTGGGTCAAATCCAGGTGCTTCGTATATGTTAGATCCATTTGGATTAAAAACCAACATTATTTTGTCATTAATCAACAATTGCATATCAACCGCACTAGGACCATTTAATATTAGGTTTTGGACTGTGAATGTTGTGGTTGCCGCTGTTTGAGGTGGTGATATTGTGTATGTACCGATACCACCTATAGTACCCGTTATTTGTGAAGTCACTGATGTGTTTGGTAAAATACCAACACCTGTTATTATCGCACCATTAAAAATGTTATTACTACTTATACTATTAATAGTCATTACTGTTCCTGAAATAGAACATACACCTTGTACTAAAGTAGACGCACTAAATAACTTGGTTCCTTGGAGAAACACATTAAAGTCGTCTATCAATTGTGGATAGAATCCGACATTTATATTTGTGAATGGTGCTTGAACTCCTGTAGTTTCATCTAAAACGATGTTTACAGGTGTGTTATCTATAACTAAAGGATAATTTTTTGTAGAAGCGGAATTTATTGGATCAAAATTTCTTAAATAATTAAAGTCAGTCCAAACCTCATCTAAAAAGTCCACACCTGTTTCTATCCAAGTTTTATATCTGTGCCATATACCACCATATTTTAGAATCCAAGCATAAGGTAATTTATGTATTGCCCCAAATTTTTTAAGAGTAGCCAAAATATAATTTAATTCTGATACCGCACCATCTTGATAAGTTTTGAACTTTTCTTTTGTTGTTGCTAAAGGAAGACTATCTAAAAATAGATAAGCGGCACTCTTATAAGGACTTGTTTCGTTTGGTTTATATCTAAATTTAAACACACCATTTTGGATCGCATTGATAAAATATGGGGTATTCATCATCGATGTTGTCTGATTAGGTGTTAGATAACCATCATAATTTTCATAAAAAAGATTACCTTCGGTTGTTAACTGACTAGGTATTGTTCTTGTCAAATAAAAAAGTCTTAAATCTTCAGGTACAATGTTTTGGTTTAATCCGAAGTAATTAAAATTCGTTATTGGCCTTTTTACTTGTTCTGTTTCTCCAGTCTCGAAGTTTGCAATTGTTTTTTGATTATCATTATATTCTAATATCAATTTGGTATCAAAAGATTCCACAGCATTATTTAAATTCTCACCATAAGCTAAGTATTTTTGATCCCAATCCAAATTAGGTAATGGATAGATATCAGTAAAATCAAATATATTACTAGCACTTGTATCCGAAATATATTTTTCAATATTAGTTTTATAAGTCGATGTTTTTAATTCTATATCAGGTTGTGATTTAGTATTATCTAATATGTCAACATTATAAATTTTAGATGGATTTTCAACCTCATTTTTAATATATGGTGTTACAAAGATCCCCCTAATAAAGTCTTGCCAACTTTCACCTTGACCCTCGTTAGAAATATGTCTTAAAAATACCTCGAAGTTATTTTGGTCAATAAGATACTCTTTTAATATCTTAGATAGAAAAGGACTTGATGAACTTAAACTTTCTAAAATATTTATTGCCTCATTTTCCGCCTCAATGTTATAAATACTAAATGGGTATCCACTACTTCTATTAAGTTTACTATAATATCCATTCAATAAGACTCTTTCGTATATCTCATAAAAATATTTTATCTGTTGTTTGTTCTGATAAATTTGATTTGATGTTGGGAAGTCTATCGAATTTAATGAAATTCGTCTAGGTTTATTTAAAGTATTAACCTGATTATCTGTTAGTTCTTTGAAGTCCTCGTCTCTATACGTATACCCTTTGATAAACTCCTCAACAAATTCAACTTCAGGCCAAATTTCAGGAGTGTATGCTCGATATCTAAATGCAATGTCTCCAGCACCGGGATAAACAATCTCAAACTTTTCTTCTTTACCTTCAGTTATTGTTTCTTTAATAACTTGAGGCCAAGGATAAATTGGCTCATCATTTTGAGTTGATGTTTTTACGTCAACACTTGGTGCGGTAGTTGAGTTTCCAAATACTGCGGCCTTTCTGTATGGGTCTTGTTTAACATCCCAAGCTTTTTTATGAACCTCATCCATTAACCTTAAAAATGCCTCACCTTGACAAAAGAACACCGCTAAGATATTTCTAATTGTTGGTACAAATCCTAACCCATATTGTTTGTTATTAAATTGACTTTTAAGATTATTCATAATCCTTTCTTCAATTTCTTTTTTAAACTTTTGGGCTTGTTCCGCCATTTTATTTGTCTTATACATAAAAGAACCAGGACCTTCAAAATAGAAAAAACTTCCATTATATGCCGAAAGTTGTTTTGATTTTGCGTCTTTGTATACTCTAAAATTTTCTTCGTTAAATGATGTGTTACTAGAAGTTGGGTTTTTAAATGTGTAAGTTTTCTCCCAATCAATATCTGTTTCTGGATTTATATTTCTTATAAAGGTATTTTCTGTTATTGCAAAATTAATTCTACTTGGATATGAGGTACCAGCAATTGTATAAGTACCAGGTGTTTTACCAAATACGCTATTCTCATTTAACTGCGTGTTGAATTTTTTTATTCTTCCGTTTAATTCAGAAGACCACTTCAATCTGTTTTCTACTGTTAGAGTTGGGTTAAATGTGTATAGTTTTTCACCGTTTTTTGTAATGATTGGTTCTTTGGTATCCATAAACAAGGCATACCAAGAAGTGTTTAAATAAGTGTATATCGATTGTTGGTAGTTTAATAGTGAATTTGTATAATTGTTAACTTCAGTTAAAACCCCTAAATTATTTTTAGTAAATTCTGAAAGTATATTTTTAATAAATTCATCTAATCTATATCTTAATTGATTTAAAGTAAGTTCAGGAAAATCATCAGCTATCAAACCTTTTGATTTGTAATCTGAATATATTTCTCTCATTTTTTCATATCCTCGACTACTAAGGAATGTATTCTGATTACTATTTTTTGCAGTCTGATTTGTTTCAAATACTTTACTTGGTGTGGTAATTAAGTTTTTATACATATGTGGAACGGCCATCAAAGAACCAAAGTTCACATAAGATAATAATGTATACTTATACCCATAAAACTTTAATCTAATTAAAAAATTATGAGAGGAAGGATCAAAATTTGATGTAAATGATTGTAACATCAAAGGATATTTTATTGCTTTACCATAATAACCTTTTAACGTTAGTGTAAAAAGTGGGTATGGCAATTGGAAGAAAGCGGCATAGGGTGAGTTATTACCAGCCTCAAATAAAGCTCTACCTTTAACATCTTCTAATGTGATCTCTACTACAGGTAAAAAGTCTTGACCCATAGACACATTAATATCTTTCATCCCTAATAAACCTGTATCTATTGCAACTGGTTTTCCGTTTGAATAAGTGTTTTGTGTGTAGTAATATTCATCACTATTACTTGGTTCCTGAACTGCAGTGATTCTTTTTTGATTAACCCCTTTACCTTGTAAAGTATCTTTTCCTGTTAACTCATCACTCCAACTAGTATCAAAAAAACTTTTAAATCCCGGATTTAAGAAATTGATTCTACCTACTGATACTGTTCTTTGATTATCGTTCAATGAAGATCCAACAGCAAGTTTAGTTCGTGGTAATACACTACACTCAAGATTTGCATAATAAACCAAATCTTCTTGTTTAACTAATCTTTCTTTTACGTTTCCAAATTCATCAACAACTTTATTTGGGTCAATTAACGTTATGTTGTCATAGTCAAACTCAACTAATATATTTTCACCACTATCTACCATAATAGAAGAAATAGTTATCTAAACCATTTTTATAATCCTGTAATGAAGCTACTAAAGGAAAGGGAATTGTCAATACAGAACCATCAGGTATGTTCTGTTCCAAACCACTATATTGTGGATTTGCTTGCATAATTAACCAACCAAAATATGGTGAGTTATAATATTGTTGTGAAATTTTATCAAGTCTTGATTGGGATACAACATAGATGTGTGATTTATCACTACTTTTACTTGGTAATACAATATATGGGACAACAGTTTGTTGCCCATTAATTAGAAAATCTTGATATCTGTTGTAATAATTTGCCTGCATAATTAATTAAAAGTTACTTTACCGTTGAATGTGGTGTCCGTATTCAAGTTTTGATTTGCATACAGATTTTTTATTATTTTATTTTTTTGTTCTAAGTTACTTGTAGGTGGTGATGTCCATCCAACAACACTTTTTATTGTTGGTAACACATAACTTTTTAAAGTAACATAATCTTGATCTTCTTTTTTTCCATCAAAATATTCTTTTTCTTTGTTAAATTTCTTGGTAAAAGAATTACTTAAATTATCAATTAATGTTTTAATTGCCGGTTTAATATCTTCTTCATCTTTAACTTCAGGACCGTTAACTAAATCTTCATATAATTTATCTTTTTTTGTTGTGTCTGTAAATATTTGAGACATCACTAAATAAAATCTATCTTCTTCTACATTTGTAAAAGCCAAACCAACATCTTTAAGATCTCCATCCCAATTTAAAGTATAGTTATCTTTATTATAAGTTGAAGGTCTGTTGATGTATCTATCCGCCCATTTGTTAAATTCTTCTAATATTTTAAAACAACTTGCTACTTGAGCATCGGGTAAAGTATTACTTAGATATAGATAATTTATACTTTCTTTATTACTAACATTACCAAAGAAAGTCTCTCCACTCAAATCGTATGTGGTTGGGTTGTTTGTGTCAATCAAAGTACCATCAAGTTTATTTGTGACAACATCCATTTTTCTAAATGTGTAATTTAATATTAGTTGTTTATCAACAAAAGTATTAATCAAAGAATTAGTTGCATTTGATAATTCATTATATCTTGCGTTAACTGCGGTTTTTAATTTTTCCTCAACTTCTCTTAAAGTTTTATTTTTAAAGTTTTTTGGGTTTTTCTTTAATGAAGACATTATTGGGTCTTCTCTTTTTGACACATCAGTAACAACTTGCTGTACCAAACTGTTTATTAATCCTGATGGATCACTTGGTTTACCATAAAGTTTTGTTTCTTTTGGTGTTGTTAATTCCGCCAAATTTCCTTTAGAAAAATTAGTACCATTATTAACTAACTGAAGGATACCCATATTTGTTTGTTGTTGTGTACTAAACATAAAATCAAAATAAGATTCAATATATGTTGTTAAATTTCCTTGTAGTTCAGTAAACAATACGGTATAGTCTAAACTACTCCCACTTAGAAGTCCAATGGTTGACTGACCCTTTTTAGGTTGTGTAACATTAATTTGAGGAGCTTTAATTGATGGTTGATTAGATTCAATTTTACTAACCACATATTTGTCTAATTTGTCTGTGTTTTCAGTCGCTGTTGCTCTTTCATCATAAATTTCAGTATTTGCATAATAGTTGAAAGAAAGTGCGTTTTGTAACTCTTGGACTGGTTCTTTTAACCCCATTCCTCCAATTATATTGAAGCCCATACTAATTTTTGCCAACATAGGTTGTACCCCAATACCTTCGGGATTTAAATCATACAGTAATGGTTCGTACTGAATACCTAAACTAGTAGGTACTATTTTTGTATGATAGAAGTCACCAACCCTTAAAACTAATATTGGTGGTGTACCAAATGCCGTGTTTAAAGCGTCGTTATATTTTGGTCTACCATCAGGACCTATAACAGGAATAGTCTGTCCAGGTCTCATACATTGTTGTAAGAATGTTAATCTAGCATTCAAACCTTCAGGGGTCATAGAGTGGAATGCTGGATTAAAATATTTTATTTTATCTCTAAATGAATCGTAAATCATAGGATTTGATTCTTTTATAATTTCAAAATAATCACATTCAGTAAATAAATTTCTTAATATCTTTTTTGAAATACCTTTTCTAATATCTGATTCGAGGTTTACTTCAGCTTCAGGTTTAATAGTTCTAGTATATCCTGTATATGGTGTATCAACGATAGTAATATCATTACTAGGGTCATTTCCAGGATCATCATCTATTATAGGAATTGGTGCTGGTACTTCTACAATAATATCTTTCATAACAACTCTTCTACAAGCCATAGCAGGAACACTATAAACTTGAGCAGATTTAGTTGTAACTAATTTGTTGTTAATTTTTTCTTTAATATCTATAGTACAATCAACTGATGAACTAATATTAGATTCGGCGGCGTTTTTACTAAATGGATTATTTTCATCCACAACAGTTGCCGCTTTTGGTATTGAGATAGTTTCACCTGAAAAATCTATAGTGAAAATAAGTTTTGGGTCTCCTCCTGTTCTATATTGACCAAATGTTTTTTCATCAGAAGTTTTTTGTTGATCAAACCACTTTATGACACTATCAACCCTTCTTTGTGAAAGGTTAACATTATATTCAGGTGTATTTGGTGCTGAAGCAGAACCTGTTAAGTTGATGGTTACCTTACCACCAAGTTTAACAATCGCTTCATCAATCTTACTCAATAAATCAGTTTTAATTTGATCAAAGTTACCTTTAACAACTTGACTAAAAAAGTTTGGTATACCACCTTTTTCAAACTCATCATTCGCAGTTAAATAAACTTTAGATGGCGCTTGAGTTTGATAAGAACTATTCTCTAACGCGACATATTGATCATACCAATAATTAAATGGTTCTGATGCGGTTTTTCTTTCAGTTTTAGGGTCGGGTAAGTCATTATGAAAATAAAACCCATAATTAATAAAACTTTTAATGTCTTGTTCTACGGTTGAGCTAGACTCTTGTACAGTACCTGAATTACCACCTTGTTGGTTACTACTTCCGTCTCCGTTGAATGCGTTTCCATCAACTAAACTACCCTCAGAGTTTGACCATATACTTGTAAGTGCTTGTTCGTATTCTTCAGTTGTTAATCGTGGGTTATTAATTACTTGTTGATAGATATACAAATCTCTTGTTGGTATCTGATTAAATTTGATTCCTAATTCGTAAATGTCATATTTTGTACATCCCGCAAAGAATGAGTCCACAATACTATCAACTCTTTCTTTTGCAACACCTTTTAATTGTTTTTCAATTATTGTATTTAACATTGCTGGATTATCAACAACTATTGTCCAACTTAAACTACCACTTCTACTTGTATTTTTGTATGTATAAATTGGTTCAGGTCTACCTAAGAAAGTTGTTGCGTTAAAGTCAGGTTTTGAGTCATCACTAAATTTAAGGTCATACGGTGGGAACCACATAATTCTACCTCCATTTGGTCCTTTCTCACAAACAGGTAAATCATCATAAGTAAACCCAGGTCTATCTGAAGTTCTCCAAGCTAAGTTTTCAAGTGAGAACATATACTTTTTAACTTTACCATCAACAATGTTTGTTGATCCAGGATTTCTTAACGGAGCAATGTTTAAATTATATGTGTTGTCAAATATTGAATATGTAAATCTTCTTCCTGAATTAACAATACCATCTGTTTTTTGTAGATCACCATATGTTAAATAAGGTGTGTCTTTTTGGAATATTCTACAATATTCAATACCCGCTTCTTGACCTGTTGTCTGATCGGTATAAGACATAACCTGAGAACCTTTCGTTATCTCTTTATATCCATCATTAAACACCTTTGAAACTTGGTTTATTGCAGTCCCTACGTGTTTTAATCTTGTGGTACCTTGTACGTTATCTGCAGAATCAATTATTCTTTGAGTTTTATCTAAAATAGACCCGACTTTAAATTCAATATCTGTTGATTGATATCGATTATAATCGGCTTGTATTGCATTAAATTCAGGATCTACAAATTTTGGGTCTCCTCCCTTACCTACTTTCCATCCAGCGTTAGGTTTGTATTTTGGTGATGTCCAAACTAATTGTCCTGTTATACCACCGTCATTGGAATAGGATTTACCTGCCAGTCCAAATTGTAATCTTCCTACATTTCCTTCATATAGAATACCAAGTTCTTGTGGTCCATAAACAATGTCGGCCTGTTGTTGACCATATTCGTTTACAGGTAATTGGTTGGGTGGTGAATCAATTTGACTTGGTTCTGAGTTTTTACTTCCAACATAATACCCACCACTTGATTGGTTATCTTGATTAAATAAATTTGATACCGCTTGTGTTAACCCTACAAAAACTCCTTTATTATAATCAGGTTTATATTTGTTATAATCTAAACTAGCAAATAAAACCGATTGTTGTCCATTACCCGTATTAGCAACGAAAACTTCAGAAGGATTTCTATATTTGTTTAAAATTGGACCTAAAAGTCCTCCAGTTGCAGTGTTGATAGTACTTAAAGCACCAATATTTTGTGGTAACTTTTCTCCTGACACATCCTCAAAGTAGTCACCAGGTATTAATGATACAGGAAAGTATGTTCCTGTTAATCTGTTCGCCAAAGATACTGTCGCTAATAAAGGTCCTTCAGGTACTGTAATTTTCCAATTCTTTGTGAAGAATGGTTGTTTACCTGTTGCCAACATAGAAGCGGAAAAAGGATCCGTAATTGTGTCTAAGTTTATTAAACCTACTGTATTTTGTATTATCTCAGCCGCAATTCTTTCTTGAAATAACCCTCTGAGTTGTTCCGCACCTTTTTGGGCTAACTTACTGTCACTTGATAACAATCCATTACTACCTAAAGGGTCGTTTTGGAATACTATGTCAAAGGTTGTGTAGTTTGAAAAATTATAATACCAGCTATTATCTACTGCGTAAGGTTGGTATATTGGGGACAAACTTTGTACATCGGTAACGATAACCAAATCTTTATAACCACCTTCAGGTCCCCAAACATTTGTAACATATGCGGACTCAATAAAGAACTCGTTTATAATATCTAATTGAGTATCTTGTGGAGCGTAAGGTCCTTGATTTGTTCCTTCAGGACTGTTTGTTGATGCAACACTATTAATTCCAATTGGTTGTCCAAATCCTCCTTCAGGACCATATTCATTTAATGGATATAATTTTTGTGCTTCTGTATTTGTAGATACCAAAGTATTATTAGAATCAATCACACTAGACTCACTTAAATTGGTTTCATAATTTACAATAGGTTGTTGTGGAGAAAAAACACCAGGTACAGCGTAAGCTTGTAAATTTCTTGCCAAAAGTTTTTCTCTAAAACTTTGTGACCCTGCAAAAGATAATGTGCTCTCCGACATATTTTTATTTTATAAATAGATGTTTTGGTATTTTTTTATCTACCTATTGGACGGATAATAACTCATTTTTACCCCCAACAGCAGATTTCAAAAGAGATTTACCTTCTTCAGTTTGTGTTAAATAATAAAGAAGATCCGCCCTAAATTTATCTAAATCCATTTTATTCATATTTGGGTCTCCTTTAATATTCCAATCAACCGTTATTTGTTTTGTTGTATTTGTCTCAGTTTTGTTTTTATCTTTTCCAACAGGATCATATATTTCTTTAATTTTTTGTGCTGCGGTTGTAGCATAATCAACAGCCAAATCACCAATAGTTTTTGGTAAATTATCACCTATTCCAGTAAGTGCTGTCTGTATTTGAGAAAATACCGATTGTATGTCTGTAAGATTAACTTCACCTTTTCTAGCCATATTCACTATTGATTCTTCAATAGGTCCAAATATCTTTGAGGAAGTATCTCTAATATTTTCAGTATCATATCTTTTTTCTGTTTGTTTAAATAACTCACTTGTTAAAACATTTCCTGTTTTTTGTACTCTCAATGCTTCTTCACTTGTTGCAACACCCAAAGAAAGTCTTCTTGTTATTGCAGCTGCATTTGCGTTAAGAGTCTCCAACTCATTTAGTTGGTCGATTGCTAATTCTTCAATAGTTTTACTAGCATCGGCTTGTTGTTCTTTTAATCGATCGATATCTTCAGGAGACAAGTTTTTAACTTCTTTAGTGATTTGTTTACCTTTTTCATCTCTCAACTGAATTACTGCGGTTCCTCCACTTATCTGCGATAAACTAGCGATTAATTCTTTTTCTTCTTTATTTGCGGTAGGGAATTCAATTGATTTCATCTTCATATCAAATTCAGATGCCTTTATTGACATTTCCGCTAACTTCTCAGGTAAAATCCCCATTTCTTGTGCAATCTCTCTAATTCTTCTTTTTTCACCAGGAAGAATTTCAAACTTACCCGTTTCTTGGTTAAACTTGGTAAATGATTTAGTTAAATCTACAATTTGATTTTGTAGTTCTTCAGGATCATTTTGAGCCAAATCCATCGCTCTTAATGGATCTAACAAATCATTTGACGCAACTCCTAATCTTTGTAATCCTGCCGCCAACTCAATTGCCCCTTCAGGATTAAATACTTTTTCAGCTAAAGTAAATACTGTACCCATATCGATACCTAATCGAGCCGCTTGTGATGCCATCTTAGTTAAACCTTTAGTTCCGTTTTCAAAATTATAAAGGTTCATTTTATCTAAATTACTAACGACTCCTTTTGAAACCGCTTCTACAGATACACCAACACTTTTAGCGTAATTGGCAACATCTCTCATTGTATCCCCTACATCGTAAATTGAAACTCCGACATTTCTAAAATTAGACGCAAGATCTGTTACCGATAAGTTTGTTAATTTACTAGCGGCATTTAATTCGGTAATGGCTTCCTGACCCACAAGTCCTGTATTACCAAATGCATTGCCAATTTCAATTATTGATTTAGCAACCTGATCACCACCAATACCCATTTTTAATAATTCGGGAGCGGCATCCGCTAAAGCTTGTTTAAAGTTGTCTGTTTCAATTTTTGATAAACCAAATGCGTTTTGAATGCTTTGAGCCCCTAAAGTTAAAAATTTTAAAGTTCCCTCAACATCTGTTGCTGCATTAAACATAGCTATTAAACCATTTTCAATATCGGTCACCGATGGGACTATTGTAGCACTATACGATGTTACCGCATCAACGGTTAAATCAATAGCATTACTTGTACCATTAATTACTTTTGATAAATCACCAAAACTATTTGTTAGTCTTTGATTTTCTTTAATTAATTTATCAATTTCAGCCTGCGTAAGTGTGTTTGACATATTTTTTTTCTACTTATAATATAAATAGATTATTGTAGACTTTTATTTAGTTCAATTATTTTATTAATAAGGAATTTTCTAGCATATGTCGGTATATTCCAAAATTCAGAATATTGTATATGTAATTGTTTTGATAAAAGAAAGAATTCTTCTAATAGGAAAGATTTATACTCCAAAGAAAGGCCGAAAAAATTCCACCCCAAAGGCGATTCCAAAGGAAACCTTTTCTCCTGACGGGGCTAAAACTGTTTTAGTTAAATCTAATCCTGGTTCATTTTCAAAAATAAACTTTCTTAAATGTTTAGAATCAGCAATTGGCATATTTTCCGAAAATGTTGTAATTTTTACTCTGTCAGCATCTCCATTTAATTCAACAATCTGTCTACTTAGTTTTAACGTTACAGTCGGTGGAGTTCTATCTGAAGGGTACATCTGAAGTATTTGATCGATTTCAATGTTATCTCTTAAAGTTAATGGTTTAACTTTAACAACATTTTTAGATACCGGTAACTCAACAGTAAATGTACCGTCTTCATTTGGTTTAACATTAGTTTTTTTAATGTTTAATTCGTCCAATGCAAAAGTATGTTGGAATTTTTTTTCTGTAATTGGGTCTTCTAAATTAACTGTATATTCAGGTCCAAATGATGTGTTTCTTAAAAAGATTAAAATTGCTTGTATGTCACATTCTAATAACTCTTCAGGCCTCAAATCTTTTTCATACATTCTATTTCTTAAAAGTGGTAAAATTATAGTTTCTTTAATTGATTTTCTACCTTCAATATTAGATATAATATTTTCATCAGATGCTGTTAAGTAACCTACCTTAACACTTTTTTTATTTGACTTATAAAAAACCCCACCTGATGGTAATTGTACAACATCGTGAGGTAGATTGAAGTCTTGTTGTCCATATGAATATTCGTCAACGTTTTGCATAGTATTTTTTAATTTAAAAATAAAAAAGACCTACCACTAGTAAAGTGAATAGGTCTATTATTTTTTATGTGTTTAATATTAATATACAAGAATACAACGGTCCATTCTCATATTACAAGAAATTTTTGCAATACCGTCAGTTGAATATGATAGTGATCCTCCATCATATCCTGTAAGAAATGTTCCTTCTAATATCCATTTTTCAACAACAACACCTGTTGGGTCTAACATTTCAAGGTCAACATTCTTTTTGTAACCCGCAGCATAACCCATACGTCCTGTTACTGACTCAGCACATAAACGAATCCATTCCATTACCGCTTGTGATGCGGAAGGACCGATTGGGTCACGGAAAGTCACAGGAAGTTCCCCCCAAGTAAATCTACCAGCAACGTATGTTGAAGTATTCAAGAACTGAATTTCGGTTGACCCGATTGTAAGTTTTGGTCTCGAAGTAGTCTCAACGTACCACTCATTAATACCAAGTGATGATGGGAATCTCAAGATCCATCGGTTCTCCCTTTTCGGTTCGTAAGGGATCGGCATTTTCATTAACAAATCAGCCATATCTTATTTTTTAAATTTTGTTTTTATTTTTATTATAAATACTCTGAAATAAAAATTTTTCTATTTACTTCAATAATTTTTAAAGTTATATCTTAACTAGACCAGTTTTTAACTAGAATTTAGTTTTCTTTCCTCCTCCAGTATGATAAATATCTAATCCAGATTCATCATCAAAATGTTTCTTCATTGTTTCTACATTCTTTAAATCATCATCTGAAAATCCAATATAAGGTGTAAAATAATTGCTTATTTTATTTTTCATAAAAGCTTTTTCTTGTAGTCTATGTGATAAGTTTTTTACATATTCCATGAATTGTTTCATTGCACTTACTTTTAGTTCTTCAGGATTGGCAGCAGAACCTTCACCAAAAGTCACAGGATGATACTTACACATCTCTAAATAAGTCCTCAAAAGTTCGTCGTCACTCATATCATCTTCGTCAGCAATTTCTCTATATTTTTTTAAATTTTTAACGACCTCTTTTTCGTTTAATCCATGTTTATTCTTTTTAATTAAATTATAAATCGCATTTTTTAAAACACTTGGGGTATGTCCTCTTGCTGTGACAATAGCAAAAATGGAACCATTATTGACCGCTTCAACAAAGTCGTCCCATGCAGGTCCTATTGGTGCTTTCATTGCATCTACCAAAAACTTTTTATCACCCGTCACTCTGAAATCTCTAAAAGCATCTTCGTCAAAACCTACTATAGTATGTCCCTCATATTCAAAAGGTTCTTTACCAATTTCAGATCTGTATTCTGCAAAATCTTCAGTAGACATACCAACACTATCACCATTATCATCCTTCAAATAAATTTTGGTTGGCATATACATAAGATTATCATCCCAATCAAAAGCATAATACTTCATCGTTGGTTTCATCTGATCTTGTATAATTTCAGATATAATTTCTTTAACAAATTTTCTATAATTCATATTAATAAATATTATCACATAAAAAAAAAGGAGGTCTATGACCTCCTTTTCCATTTTTAGGTTTTATTTTAGATATTCTCAAACGATGCTCCTGTTGGAGTAATGAAGAATGTAATATCTATGAACTCTAATGATCTCGTTGGTTTGATATAGATTTTACCTGTCATTTGGTTTCTATCGATATCTTGAGGATCACTTGAAACTGTAACTCTAAAGTCATATAAACCTCTGTCTCTTCTGATTGAATCCAAGATTGGATTAACAGCATTTAAGAAGTCTTGTCTAACTTGTGCGTCGTTTTGTTCGAACAACAATCTTACAGAAACCGCTGAAATCAACTTACGTGCTTGTAGTAACAATCTTCTTACGTTGATTCTGTCTAATGCAGATTCTCTGATTTGAAGAGTTTTGTTACCCCAAATTACACATCCTACGTCTGAGAATGTTGCGATTGGGTTGATTCTACCTGTATAAAGTACGTCTCTATCTTCTTGTGTTAATTTCTTACGTGCTTTGATACAGTTAACAATACCACGAGTATAACCTGCCGCTGCGAACCAAGGGAATGCGATGTTATCAGTCAACGCTAAGTTTCTTGTAACCTCAGCAGTCGGTGGGATATAGATTTGTGTATTATTTACAGTATCTCTTGTAAGTACCCAAGGATAGTAAGTTGCAGTATAGTTAGAGTCAATTCCACTATCTTCCAACAAGTTAACAGCTTCTTGAGGGTAAATTAAACCGTCAACACCAGTAGTTGTTGGTAAGAATAGATTATAGTCAGGACAAGTTGTAACATATAATGAATCCGCTCTATTGAACTCGATCAAGTTAATCGCTCTCTCAACAAGGTTACTATTATTTACGAAATCAATACCTGGAGTTACGAACACATTGATGTTAGTTGCTTCAGGGTTTGCAAATGTTTGTTGACCTAATAAGTAAGCGTAGAAGTCAGTATTTGCAAAATCTTGAGTTCCGTCGCCAATCGCAATTTGTTTGAATGCTCCCCAACCTGTTGCGTTTGGATATCTGTTGTCAGGACAAGCCCCGTACAAGTAACCAGTTCTACCTAATTCGAATCTATCAGAGTTTGTTCTGTGTTCTCTATAGATATCCCAACCATCAAATCCACCTTGTACTAACAATGTAAATTTACGTGAGAATAATCTATAGTAATCGTTAGTTGGTAATTGTGGTTCTTGGTCAAATGTTGAGCTACCACAGATAAATCTTGGATCGCCACTTGTACTGAACGCAGCTCCGATTGTAATACCTGATGCATTTTTGTCCATGTGGAAACCAGCCGATCTATAATTCCAATCAATACCATCAATATCACAAGTATTGTTTGGATTTCTCTTACCAATATACTCATAATAATTTGGATCCCATCCATAGAAGTTACCAATACCTAAGTAAGTACGTCTGATATTATCACCACTACTTACAATGATATCATCAACACCAGTTCCTAAACCAAATGGTGGATTCCAAATAACTTCACCTGGATAATCGTATTTAGCCTTGATAATTGGGAATGGAGATTGAGCTCCTTGATATGATCTAAAGTTAAATCCGTTGAATCCACAAGGAAGTGCGTCAATTGGAGCGTCTTCACTGATTTCAATCATTATGTATTTTGAATTCAATGCATACTCACCGTCTAATGTACCAATTTTAACACCAATGAAACTGTTTTGTCCAGGATCCATTCCACAGTTTGTAAATTTCTCTAAGACAACAGGATTAGAATCTGTATCAAAGTAATCTCTTACAAGAACTGTAAATGTTCCGTTAGCAAATGAAACATCTGAAATTGAAACTTTAATTAATGTGTTTGCACCGTCACCATCAGAAACTGTATAGAATTTGAATAAGTCGTAAACTTTGTTACCACGCAATTCAGACACAACCCAAGGAGAATTTGGTGTTTGGAATCTATCTAAGTACCAACCAATAGAATGAACATTTCCACTTTGTGCAGAATCTAATTTAATTAAATTAGGGTTCAAACCTCTAATGTATCCTTTTTTCCAAGAATAGTTCAACCAAGATTGGAATCTTTCTTCACAGAATAATGGAACTTCTAAACGTGGTTTTTGGAAGTTAGTAATACCGAATACTTTAGTAACATAGTTTGTATCATTTTGTGAGAATGAAGTTTCAAATGTGTAGTTCTGTCCATATCTGTTAGTACAGTTAATTGCAAACGGCTCGTATGGGTTTTTCAATACTGAAGAGTATTGTCCTGTCATATCGATATTAACATCTGTAATTCCTGTAACTTCATAAGTTGGGTTTTCTGAACTATTGTAATAAGAAATACCTCTAGATCTCCAAGTACCAACAACTACATTATCATATTGAGTATATGAAGTACCTGTATAGTAATAAACTTTCAGATGTAATTCACCCGAATAACAATTCAACGGAACTGGTGAAGGTGTTGGTGTTGGGTTTACGTGTGCGGAAGGAGTAATACACGGATTTTGTGGTGAAGGTGTTGGTGTTGGCGTAACCGATGCTATCGGTGTTGCCGTTGGAGTTGGGTATAAGTTTTGTAAATTTTGTACAATACCAAAGAATGAGTATCCTGAATACCCAAAATCATTTGGTTCGTGCTCAAATTGCGAGTAATACCAAGGATCATTAAATCCTGAACAAAGTGTGTTTGCACTAAACCCTACGTTAGGTACACCATAAACATTTGTTGATGCAGTGAAGATTGTGCCTAATGTTGCGTATTCAGAATCTTCAATTGAACCAAAATAATAAATTGTATGATCTTCAGCAATGATAGGTGTTGGGTTTGTTATTACATCAAAAACTAAATCTTGTAATTGAGTACCAATAGTTGAAGTTCCTCCGTCTTGAGTTGTGTAAGGGTTATTTAAAATATTACCAATTTCCCAAGGGAACGTTCCTTGAAATTCTACAGTTGTTACTGAATTTGAACAAGCCGTAAAAGGAATAATGAATGTTTCTGTTTTTGCTGAAAGACATACAGGTATACAATCAATCGTAGCCCCTGATAAACAGTATACATCGATTGTTGAACAATCAACGTTAGCTGTGGTTATTATTGACCAAGATGGTCCGGCGTCGTAACCTGATAAACCAAGTATTCTTGTTACGAATAATTGGTTAGATTGTTGTAGGTAAGCCTTTGCAATATATCCAGCTTCATATTTCGGGATTTGAGTGTTGACAAATTTTTCTGGAGATACACCACCAAAATAAGTGGTAAACTCATCGTAATTAGTGATAAAAATCGGTTCAAATGCTGGACCGATAATTGTTTCACCAACTATACCAAGAGTCGTAACCCCAACGCTTTGTGCAACAAAACTTAAATCAACCTCCGAAGTGTAGACACCTGGTGATACAAAAACTTTACTGTTTGTTGAAGTAGCCATAGTTAATTTTTTGGAATTTTTTTTATTTTATTTTTTCTTATAAATATTAGATGTTTTTGTAAAAACTTTACATATTAAAAAGTATTTATATTTTGGTGAGATTTAATTCTGCCTTTTTTCATACTTTATGTCTGACACTAAAAAGAAAATAAAAAATCTAAAGATAGACTCTCAAGTTCATGAGGTTCTTAAAAAATACTGCGATAAAAGAGGGATTAAAATGTACAAGTTTTTAGAGAACTTAATTTTAGAAAAATGTGTGGAAAAAAAAGATATCTACGGTGAAAATTAAATTAACTTTTCAGTAAACACTAACTTTGATGGTTGTGTAATATCTGTTGGGGTTATATCAATTTTTAATTCATCCCCCGTATTAATTTGAATATAATCTTGGTCTACCCCATAGTAGAAATCATTAATGTATACTTGGAAACTTGAGATGTTTGTTGATTCAATAAGATTTAAATCACAAGTGTAATCAAATAATGTTTGATCTGTTGTTCCTGATTGTACATATTCCAAAACAGTTTCTTTAGGTATATTTGGTTCAGGTCTTTTAGGTTGTTTTCTTTTTGTTGTAAAGTCCGTCTCAAACATTGTAAATGTTCTTGATATTGCAGGTGAAACTTGGAAGTCATTTTCATCCATTAAAAACCCCATCATTGTAAAATCGTACTTTTGGATATAATATTTTCTTTTATCAATATCCATAACTGATTCATCAGTTATTCCGTCATTTATAATTGGGATATAATGACCTTTGATTACTTGGTATGCTTGTCTTGAAGCGAAAGTTTGGTTAACAATTTGATTGAATTTATTAATTTCTCTCATTCTATTACAAACTATTGCAACAGTGAATTTAATATCAACAGGCACTGGTTGTGGTATTTTATAAATGTCCATACCATGTCTATTACCATCCCAAGTTGGGACTTGCATGTAATAATACGTCCTTCTATTTGGAATGTTATAAGTAACGGCAGGATTATTACCATATTTTACTTCAGGAATTCTAATGATTGTGATAAAAGGAGGTTCGACATTTTTATCTATGTTTTGAAAATCCCAAGTTTCAACAAACTGACTCCAATTTTGAGACGTAATTAAAATATCTACCACAGGTATGATTTTACCCTCAACAATAGTTTGTAAAGACTCTTTAACAAAATCTAAAAACCCCCTATCCAAGTCGGCATGTAAAAGTGACTTTGGTAGAAAAGTACCATCTTCAGAGATCATATCGGCCATTTCATGTCGTCTGGCTAATAAAGTCTTTGGGTACTTTAGTGGTAAATGTGGTATAACTTTTTTCTTTGGTAATGCCATAATTAAATTCCTCTAAATTCGTTTGGACCTACATAAGAACCAATAATAGTTCTGTAATAAGGCTTATAACCTTTATAAGTATGTTTTAAATCAGAATACACACGACCGTCATCAACAACCGTATAATATCTAACAAAATTTTCTGAATCATAATAACCAATATAATCACCTAAATTTATATCAATTTCTAAATCATCTAAAGTTTTTAAATAAACAGACATTGTTATATTACCCGGTTCACTCTGTTGGATTTTTGATGACCCTATTTTTCCTGATGCAGGAGCTGCAATATTAACGTAAGCATTAAATTCAACAGGAGGTAAATATTTAATACCATCCACTAACGCTTCACCATAAACATCATCAATTTTAGTCTTATTTTTATCCACACGATATAAAACACAAGTGAAGTTCATATCACCTATTAACCACTCTTGACCCATTTCAATTTCTAAACTGAAGTCTTCGCTACCAAAAAATTTACCTAATCTTGTTATTGGAACTTTGCCGTTCATACACTTTTTATTGATAAATATCTTTTTTATTAGTATTTTTATTAAAAAGTAGTATTGGAAAATATACAAACACTTTTAGAACACAAAGCTCTTGAGTTGCTCGACACTTATTCGGGTGCAAATAACTATATTCTTTATTTGCAACAGAAAAAACTTTCTTCAAAAAAATTCTACCCTACTCGTTCTCAATCCGATTACATAATTACATATTACGACGTATTACCAAAGGTTGCCAGAAAATGGGTTGAGTTAGACACATATTTCGCCAAAAAGTTTGCCGAAGAAAGATATCTTTTACAAGTACCAGAACAAATATACATTGAAAAACTTTTGGTGGAAAAGGAAAAATCTTACCACGTTTGGGGTAAATTTTTTGAATCTGATAAACTTTCAGAGTTTTGGATTCCAAAATCCGCACTTATTAAAACTCATATTATTAAAACGGTTGAAATAGACTACTCAAAATATGGACACCGTCCCCCGTTGAGTCATCAAAAAGAAGCAATAGAAAAATTAGTTGGATCAAAGAGATTTATTTTAGCTGATGATATGGGTCTTGGCAAGACTACGTCAACAATTATTGCTGCCTTAGAAACAAATGCAAAAAAAATATTAATTGTTTGTCCCGCATCACTTAAGATAAATTGGGAAAGAGAAATTGCAAATTATTCAGATAGATCTGTTTTTATTGCAGAAGGAAAAAAATACTCAACTGAATCTGATTTTGTTATTATAAACTACGACATATTAAAGAATTTCCACGATACAAAAGATAAAGAAAACTCGTTATTAATAAAATCAAATTTTGATTTGGTTATTTTAGATGAGGCACACATGATTTCAAACGCCCAAGCACAAAGAACAAAAATCATTAACAGTTTTGTTAAAAACATTAAAAGAGTTTGGTTATTGACTGGTACACCTATGACATCAAGACCTATGAACTACTATAATCTTTTGAGTATCATCGAAAGTCCCGTGGCACAGAATTGGATGGCGTATGCCATCCGATACTGTCAGGGATATCAATTTAATGCCGGTAAAAGAAAAGTTTGGAATGTATCAGGAGCCTCCAATTTAGAGGAGTTAAGGGATAGAACATCAAAACAAATACTAAGAAGATTAAAAGAAGATGTTTTAGATTTACCTGAAAAAATTATCACACCTGTTTATTTAAGATTACAGTCTAAGGAATATGAAAATTTAATGGGTGAATACTATGATTGGTATGATAAAAATCCCGATGAGTCTTCATCTCTTACAGTTCAGTTTTCAAAACTAATGAAGGTTAGAAAAGTTATTGCGAATGAAAAAGTAAATCAAACTATAGAGTTTACCGAAAATATTTTAGAACAAGGAAAAAAAGTCATCATATTTACAAACTTTACAGATACACTACAAAGTATCTATCAACATTTTGGTAAACAAGCAGTTTATCTTGATGGTAGTTGCTCAAACGCAATACGTCAACAAGCAGTAGACTCATTTCAAAACGATGATAAAATTAAAGTTTTTGTTGGTAATTTAAAGGCAGCCGGTGTTGGTTTAACTTTAACCGCCGCTGAAGTTGTTATAATGAATGATTTATCTTTTGTTCCCGCAGAACATGCACAAGCGGAAGATAGGGCGTACAGATATGGTCAAAAATCAAATGTTCTTGTTTATTATCCACTATTTGATAATAGTATTGAGGGTGCAATTTATGATATTTTAAACAATAAGAAAAGAATTATTAATACCGTTATGGGTGATCAACCAATAGAAAATAGTGGTGATGTTGTTGAAGAAATTTTAAAATTGATAAATAAAGGTCGATAGTGATATTTATGATTAATGAAAGTGAACATTAAATATACGAGTGATAAGTTTGAGAAAAAGGACAAGGACTTTGTATTCAAATTTCTCAAATTTTTACAGAAAGAATTTCCATTAAAAGAAGATTTATCAATTGAGTTTGTCGGTGAAAGATATGGTGAAATGTCAACGGGATCACGAACCTCAAAACACAAACTTAAAATTCTTGCTAAGGATAGATTAAATCGTGACATTATGAGAACACTTGCACACGAATGGGTTCACGAATATCAAATGACTATTTTAGGTAGAAGACACGGAAAAGATATTGGTGGTAAGAATGAAAATGAGGCAAATTCTGAGGCCGGTAGATTAATTAAACAATTTGAAAAAGAACATCCTGATTTAGAAAAAAAAATGTACGAATCTAAATTAGAGAAAAAAACAAATGTTTTATTAGAATCAATTATTTTAAATGAAAAATCATCAGTCAAGGAGAACTTAATTGTTGAAATGAAAAAAATAGGCATTGAAAAATTGCCGTACTCATATTCTTCCTTATCACGTTTCATAGATTCAAAAACTATGAATGTTCATTATAACAAACATTACAAAGGTTACGTACAAAAATTAAACAAGGCTCTTAAAGATAAAGATGGGGATATAAGTCTTGAGGAAATAATCAAATCAATTAGTAAATTTGATGATAAAGTTAGAAATAACGCAGGAGGCGCTTTTAACCATGCATTATTTTGGAAAATGTTATCACCAAAAAAACAATTACCAAAAGGTGAAATGTTAAAAAAGATTAAAAGTGATTTTGGTAATATAAAAAAATTAAAAGATGAATTTAATCAATCAGCCCAAGATCGTTTTGGTTCGGGATGGGCTTGGTTATATTTAGCCAAAGATGGTAAACTAAAAATTATGTCCACACCAAATCAAGATAATCCCCTTATGAATATTATTAAGGGTGGAGGACATCCATTACTGGGTCTTGATGTTTGGGAACACGCATATTATTTAAAATATCAGAATAAAAGAGATGAATACATTTCTAAATTTTGGGACCACGTAAATTGGGAATTTGTTGAGGAGCTTTATAATTTACACAAAAAAAAACAACAACTTAAAGAATCTATAACAGAAAATCGAATAAAAAAATATACGACGTTAGAATCTTTATGTATAAAATCAAAAAATGAAGATTCTTCTTTTTGTAAATTACTATCGTTTAGAAAATCAATTCAAGACGAGAAAGTAACAGAACTCATTGATACATCAATAGAAAGATTAAATAATTTTTATAGATTCAAAAATGTTGGTATGTTTCCAACGATTGTTGATCTTTCTTTAGTTAGTAAAGAAAAAACAGGAGAATTTTTAAAATTAATTTCAGACTTCATTGATAATGAAGATTTTACTGAGGATGAAACAAGAAAAATTTTAAGAAAACAAAAAAATACTAAATCAATACCTAACGATACCGAAGACTTATTGAGAGCGGCAAGAGCCAAAGAATACGCCAAATATGAGAAAAGGTTTGAGGGAAAACACTTCAAAAAAAAATCAACGAGGCTACAATTAAATTATCATTGTAGTGATGACGCAAAAGAAAAATTAGTTGATACATTATTAAAAGTTCATAATGAAGAACAAACTTTAAATTTTCTTTTTTTTAGAATAACAAATTGTCTTGTTAACTCGTTCAAAAGTGGGACGTATTACATAAAGGCGGATGTGGAGTCGACCGAAGATTTAAAAGACAAAGAAGGTAACGTTATTTTTCCGTCAGGAACAAATTTTGAAATAAAAAAATTAGATCCATTTATTGATAGTTATCTATCTGAATTCTTTTCAATTTTTAAACAAACTGAAAACATCGACCAAAGAGGTGTTATTGGAAAACTTTATAATGAATTAATTGATAAAATTTACACTTGGTTAGATACTAATGTTCAGGCAGAAAAATATTTAGAAAAAGTTAAAGATCAAATGGGTGGGATAATTTATGATGAAGAATTTATCGTACCAACAAAATACATCGAACTTTATTGGTCAAACAAAGGACAACGAGGTTGTGATGAAAAGAGGTTGGCAATAAGATTTAGAATTAACCCAGAATTTAATGTTGTTAATGGTTACAAATATGTTGATGAAGATACTTTGGAAAATCTTGATTTAACTGTACCGCCTGACGAAAAGAAATATGTAATTTGTCCTATTTAATAATTTATTTTGTTAGATATTTATAGAATAAAATCCTATGGCTGTAATTAACGAACCGGAAAGAAATCAATTTTACCAAAAAGTAAGACACTTATTGGGAGCACCTTTGAGATCTGTGGAACTTGAGGATGAAATGATGGACACCCTTTTAGAGTATGCTATCGACGACTACTCACAATATGTCCAAGATTGGTTGATAGAATCTCAGTGGACATCACTATACAATTTAAATTTGGATACTCAATCTTTATCTCGAGCATTTATCACAAAAAGTTTGGATTGGGAAACCAGATACACTTATGCTTATTCCAAAATTGTCGGTCTACAAGCTGGCGGTGATTGGGTAATTAAAAAAGACTTTGTTCAGTTAGTACCTAACCAACAAATATATGAAATTCCAGCAGGTCGTGAGTTAAATGAAATTTTATGGTTTACACCCGCAACTCTTAATAATTTAATGTTTGGTTTAGGTGGTTTTGCCGGTATTGGTACAGGAACTGGATTAGGTGGTGGAGGTGGTCTTGCTCAAATTGGTAATATGGCCGGAAGTTATTATTTGACACCAGCATTTGACACTTTACTTAGAATGCAAGAAGTAAACATACAAAGAAGGATATTTGCGGGTGAGTTAACTTATTATATCACCGCTCTTCCCGAGGGTAAAAAGGCATTACACCTTTTAAATACTCCAGGTGGTAAATTTGATTTTGGGAATTCTGAATTAGCAAAAGGTCAAGTTTGGTATTGGTATTATGATACCACAGACGGGGATAGAGATCAATGTCTAAAAGATAATCCTGATATTATTAAATTACCATCTGATGTACCATTTGAAAAGACGAGTTGGTATGATTTAAACAATCCTGCTCAAATTTGGGTTAGAAGATGGTTCACCGCTTATTGTAAAGAAACATTAGCAAGAGTTAGAGGTAAATTTAGCGGTAGTTTAAAAACACCTGATGGTGATTTAAGTATGGATTATACATCTTTATCTACTGAAGCAAAAGATGAAAAATCAAAATTAATTGAGGAACTCATTGGTGCCGATGGTAGACTCACAAGACTAAAACCTGAAAAGGTCATGGAAAGAGAGGCATTGTTGGCTGAAAATTTAAATAAACAACTCAAGTTTAGGGCAATGCCTCGTCAAATATACATAATCTAAATGAAACATTTAAAACCTGTAAGAAAAACCATAACAAAGGATAATAGGGCCATATTCATGGAAACCCATGAAATTTCAATTGTCGACCAAAATATTTACAGAACAAATGGTGAAGAATTAATAATTGTAAAAAATATTGATTTTTGTGAGATAATATTAGATTCAGAACGGAATAACAATATAATAATTAAAACTTTAACAAATTGTGTTATTAAACCAGATCGAAATAAAATTGATGAGGATTGGGACGAAATAGAATTGAAAAGGGGTTCTTGTGTTCAATTCCATTTCGCCGATGACACTTGGTACATTTTATCCTCAGACGGTATCAAAATGGACTGATAGTTCTTTTTTAGGTACATATCTTAACATGTAAGGATCTGCATTTTTGTACATATGATATGGTGTTTCACCAACACGGTTCCAAAAAGACATTTCTTCATCAGAAATTTCCATCACATCCTCTAACTTATCCTGATCACCCTCATCAAATGGTTGGCCATTAATTAATTCACATTGGTCTTTTGTGAAGAATGGTCTATCTTCAGGGTTTTTAACCAACAAACCATTTCTAACTTCTTGTTTAAACACCACTAATAAAGGTTCAACTCGTTTGTTAAATGTTGCAATTGCTCTTTGTATGTTATACTCACCAGTCATAGTTGGGTTACCTTCAAGATCTAAAGGATCAATTCTATAACAATTCAATTGAATAATTGAATCTAAATTTTCAGGTATTGATGTTCCCCAATCTCTCATGTAATTATCAATATGTTCTTGAGACCAACCTTTCTTTGGTTTGTTAACTTTCTGAACATCACCGTGAGATGCCTTTGTACCGTTGTTTACATAGAAGATAACCTCACCAAGATTGGCATTTAATTTGTCTTTGATTGCTAACTCCATATGTGCTTGACGTGACATTAATGCTCCCGCTTTAGTTTTGGTTTTGCTTCTTGCAATGTAAT